ATGACTAGTAAGGTAGCTGGTCCTATATCAAGAACTAAAGATATAGATATACCATCTCCACCTTCTGTACCTAGACTAACAGCTAAGCCAGAGTCAGCTAGTAGAGGCTTTAAAGATTTAGAGATTAATCCTAGTAGAGTTTTACCTGCTGCTCAAAGATTAGCTGCTGCTTCTAGCCAGACTGGTTTAGATATGAAAGGAATAAGAGGTGAAGATGGCTCTTTCTTACCTGAACTACCAGACAAAGGTATTGATATAGACCAAAGCATAGGTGCTTCTATACCTGAGCCTGCGCCAGTAGAGATTATAAAGAGTAGTGAAAAACCGGGATGGTATCAAGGTGTTTCTAAAGATGATGACGATGATGGTAATTACTGGAGTGCTGACTTTGAAGATGAGTATTGGAATACACCTTCTGGTGTACAGGAAGCTATAGGTATATGGGGTAGACCGATAGGTAATCGTATCGGACAGCGATTTAACTAGGAGATATAATGAACACTTATATAAATGCTTTACTAGGAGTCAAACAGAATGTTAGACCTTCTACTGCTATCAATATAGCTAAAGGAGTTGGCATGTTAGCCAGACGAACTCCTTATGGAATGGCTGCTGGATTAGCTGCTTATGGAGGTAAGAAAGCTTATGATTATTTTACTGAAGATGAAGAAGAAACTATAGAACCTACTCCCGGAAGAGAAGAGTATCTATCTACTCTTAATAATAAATTTACTGATGAAGACTTAGAAGAGTTTCTTAAGTATAGGAATCAATAGAGAAGGGTGACATTGGTGGGCGAGGTGGATGTCTTTCTTCTTCCTTGTCCTTCATAGTTTACACACTCCATCTTCACAATCATCTGGACCAGTAGTAATTATATATTCATCTGACCTACCTGCTGTAGTAGTGGTAGGTAATCTCCCTAAGTTAGCACATGTGAATTGATGAAGCAGGTTATCATCATCTCGTAGTTCACATCTTTTAGCATATATATTGTAGGCATCTTCAAACTTTAAACTTAATACTTTCGCTCTCTTTGCGTAATCTTCTGCTAATCTTCTTATAATCTCTTGCCTACCTGCTTGTGTCATAACTCATCTCCATTTAATTCGATAACTACATAGCTATCTTCCATATCATCATCACCAAAACTCGTGGTGAATCCTCTAACATAGTCATAACTATCATCGGCTATCACTTCATGCTCTACCAGCGCGTCCATTAGGAACTTGTGTACAGGAAATGTATAGTTATCTATGTCTTTCTTTCTCTTTCCTTTAAAGAATAGAATATACTTAGGTGTGAGGTTCTTAAACTTAGGTAGAACCTTTACCCACTCTTCTACTTCTTTGTGATAATCTTGCTTTACCTTGTTCAGACTAAGGTAGTGCATGTTTCTATAGATGTTCATACTAAACAGATTAGTACGCTTCTTCTTTCCTCTGCCCTTACTATAGGTAGGCAGCTTTATTACAGCTTTGTAAACCATACCTCCTCCTAAAAAAAGGGGTTCTCATACAGACGAAACCCCCAGTCTTATCTCACTAACCTACCCAACCAAGCACTAAGGCTACGATTACTATACCTAAAAATACTGTAAGTGATTTGTTAGCCAGTACTTGCTCTATCATTTCTTTCATATCTACTCCTTGTCAAAGTAATTATAAACTTCAGCTACCTTCGGGTAATTAACTACATCGACTAAGAACCTAGGTCCAGTTGAATAAGCGAACACCTTCATGTTTGGAAAACAATGTTGTTTAAACACACAGTAGCTGCACTCCATAGCAAGCTTTGTGTTGCCTGACTTACCATCAGGTACTAACTCATAGCATTGCTCTGGTCTTTCCTCTCTCTCCACTACTTCTTTGAGATGTTCTATCTGTACTTCAATAGGTTCATCATGCTCAAAGTTTTCAAAGTGGGTACACAAGTGACCGTTGGTTTTATCTATTACTAACCAACCTCCATCTTGTACACCGAGAGAAGCAGCATAACCACGCAGTTGGTCTATGTAACCAAACGGGTCATCCCATCGTAAGCCTCCTTCTTTGAATTTCTTAAAGCCGAAGGGTGCTGCTGTTTTAACATCAATTAGTTTACCATCAATAACACAGTCCATGCTACCTTTTATTCCAGAAACTTCTGCTTCTGCTTGTTGGTGTGTGACTTCATGTCCAGCTAGTTTAACAAGAGCTAGTACTAACTCTTCTGTAGCATGTCCATATAGAAACTTCATAAGAGTACTAGGTTTCATTTGCTCTTGAGACATACCTTTGTGTACATACCACAGGAATCTCTCCTTCCTACCTATGTTAGACATCCGTAAGGTACGCTTGTCTTCTCTTACCTTGAGTACATTATCTCTAAGCAGCGACTTCATAGATTCTCCGAAGTCTTCTATTACTTTATCTACATCTACATGACTATCTGCTTTACTAGAAGACAGTACTCCATACACATCTTCTACTAGTGTGTTTATATTCTTCATTGGTTCTCCTCCAAGAGTGGCATATCCATTTGTAGCTCTATTAGTTTATCTATATACCAACGAGCCTTCCTCAAATCTTGTATCCCTGACTTATCTTTATACCTACATGTATATTTAATAATGTTGCCTTCTATAAAACTAAGCTTCTGGTCTTCGATGAAATCAGTAACTTGTATTTTACCCTTGTTGTAGTACTTAGGATTAATATTATTCATCAGTGTGTTTCCCTCCATGTTGTTCCAATCTTGTAATCACCATCCAAAGGACAGTTTAGTTTAAAGTCTTTACCTGCTCTGCGTACACAATTAACTGCCAAGTCACCGAAGAAAGCTGCTTGTTTCTCTGCTACTTCTACTTGTATCTCGTCATGTATCTGCCCTACTATCTTGTAATCTATCTTGTATACCTGACTAAAATGGTCAAGTAATACAACAGCGCGCTTCATAACAATAGCACCTGCTGATTGGAGGAGGGTATTCAATGCTGCGTGTAAGCTTCGCACATGTAATACCCGACCATCCAAACCTATAAGCGACCCACTATTAGCAGACGCAGTAATTCTAGTTCGTAGTTTCTTAAGAGCTGGTGTATTTTTAAGGAAGTCCGCCTTAAGTCGTTTACCATCCTTAGCTGTTCCTCCGACAACGCTCCCGATTTTGCTATCACCTGCTCCGTATAAGAACGCATAGATGAATGTCTTTGCTTTATCTCTAGTGTCAAGATTTGCAGCTCTTTGATTTGCTGTGTGTATGTCTCCATTAATCACCTCGTTGGTGTAGTCTTCATCGTTCATGTAGTGCGCAAGCATCCTGAGTTCTAAGCCTGACGCATCCATACCTACCAGCTTGTAGCCTTCTGATACTGTAAACAATTCTCTACAGTCTTCACCATAAGGTGAGTGACTAGCAGGTACTTGTGCTAGGTTAGGACTTGAGTGTGTCATCCTGCCTGTCACAGCACCACAGGTATTTACCTTACCGTGTATTCTACCTGTGTCATCTACTGCATCTATCCATGCGCTGACTAATCCTAGTCGCTTCTGTAACATTAGGTACTTAGCTATGAGTTTACCTTCAGGTATCTCTATGTTTTCTAGTACAGTCTCTGATACTATAACTGTACCTAGTTCTGTAAACTCTTTAGGTGTCCAGCCAAAGTGCTGTAGGTATCTAGCTATCTGTTGTCTGCTGCCTAAGTTAAACTCTGGGTATATATCATGTCCCCATTCAGTATGTGTATCGTCTTTCCAATGTGCGCCTTTAGCTAGTTGATTCATGTATCTCTTAGAAGGAGTACCATCTTTATTCATACACTTATCACCGGGATGATTAAGCTCTACCCATACAGGTAGTGGTTTAAATACCTTGCGTACTTCATCTTCTGCTATGAACATCTCTTCTTTAATAGAAGCTAGAAGATGAGTAGCTTTGCGTAAGTCAAACTTCCACCATTCTGTGTTTGCTTATGAGTTATCTGTGCTACTTTATGTTCCATCTCTAGTGCTGGCTTAGACATCTGNTTNCTTGTGAGTAGCCTGTGTAATTTAACAAGGACATTAACATCCTGCTTACAGTACTCACCCATCTCATCTGTATAGGTAGACCAGTCATTGTAATCACCTTTAGGAAAGTTTAATCTAGTACCCCACGCAGCCAAGGAATGCCCTCCTTCCCTACTTGGGTTGTCCAGACGACTCATCACTAAGGTATCTTCTACATCACCCCACCATTCAAAGCCTAGGAGTTTATCTAGAACAGGTAAGTCATAGCCTATAATGTTATGACCTACTAATACTTCAGCATTAATCTCTACTAACCAAGCAGGGAAATACTTAACTCTATCAGGTGTCCAGAACTCAGACACATCTTGTCCAATTACCTTAGCAGCAATACAATGTATAAGCGTAGGGTCTAAGCCATTAGCTTCTATGTCAAATGCTACTTTCATTTCTTTTTCTTGGCAGCTCTTTCTGCTTTTCTTCTTTGCTTGTCTANTGGATAGGTGTAGCTTACGCTTGGCTCCTCTCCTTCTCTGTGTAATTGCCTGTGATTTCCTCATGANAGTAACTCCTCTAANTCTACAACTACTTCAGTTATCCTACCTGTTTCGTTGTCATAATGTAGGTGTCCAGTTTCTCCTGTCTCACCTGTGTATCTGTTCTTAAGTACACGCAGCTTAGTT